TCTTTTCATATTATATTTCACACGCCCCTGCTACACAGGCTAATTCCTGACTGGCTATAGTATAATCCTCTGCCTCGTACTGGTTGAGGTTAGACCAGTCTGCCTCATGCATCTTGGAGCTTAATTGGTTAAAGGTTCGCTTGTTACAGTCCTCATAGGGAGCCTGCTTGTAGTTATGATCTGAGTGTGGCAGGAATGATACGCCTGACATTATTTCAAAGTTGTTAAATACCCATGCACCCACATCCAGCCACTCATTCTCCTTGACTGAGATGGTGATGGATGGCTTATGCTGGCACCAGTGTTCCTGATATAATTTCCATATCTCTAGCTGTTCAATGGCAGACTGCTTGTGCCGTGTGACACAATCCTCTGGTGACTGCATAGGGAATGAGAACACCACGGTGTCATTAGGCTTGGTGATGTCTGGTTCCCATACCCAATTCAAATCCTGCATGAACGTGGTCATTGGATCTTTCCTATCCATGCGTACTCGCCTTATATAATATGGGGAGTGACGAGCGTGGATACCACTCGCACTGTCTACTAATTGGGACACAGTGCCGGATGGTTTTACACAGGTGATGGATGCACTTGGATTGATTTGCATCTCCTCTGCAAATGCCTTGTTTGTTTCAATGGCTATACTTCTAAGGTACTGTAAGTCCTTTGGGGTGGGGTTGGCAGTAAGTGGGTTGTCCATAATACCAGTCAGGCTCACGCCAAGTAGCCGTTCTTCATCACAATTCTTGACCCACTCCCTAGGTAAATACTTGAAATTAGTGAGGGTTGACTGAATTGTACCCAACATCGTAGCTAGTCTGACCTTCTTAGCAATATCAGTTAATTTATCGCCAGAACGGACAACTACCTCAGATAAGTTACAGAACTGCCGTGAACGCAAGATGATTTCAGAGCATGGATTAGTACCAAAGGGGTATAGTTCTTCGTTTACAAGGCGATCTGAAGATCTTTTTGCTTGGAGAGTTGATGCTTTTGTAGAAAATATACCTCTTTCACCAGATTTGCTATCATATAGGGCAGTCCACTCACGTAGGAACGTACCAGCCTGTGGTTCTTGGTGATAATTGGCAGAATTATTAGCCAAAGCACGTTGTGGATTCTCTTTCCACCACTCACCAGATTTTGCGTAGCGCATTTCATCATCATCAATATCACTCAGACTGAGTAAAGCGGATCGTCTTACGCCACCAACTACTACCACCTCTGCTATCTTGCATACAATATCGTGACACTCTATTGGTTTAAGTCTTCTACCCCTCGCTTCCTGTGCAATCTTAATTGTGAAATGAAATAAATTATCTAATGGTTCCGGCCCACTGGCTCTACCTCCAAATGTTTTGAGGATTGCACCAGCCTCACGCACATTAGATAAGTCCCACTTGGGTATGTGACCTGAGTATATGAGGGCTACCAACTCCTTAAAGGCACGTGCCCATCCTAGTTTTGAATCTGCTACCATAATGGTAGTGTCAGTCTTATGTAATTCATACGGTAGTACAGGGAGTTTGTCAGTGAAGCGTCTCTCTACAGAGAAACCTATGCCTGTACCGTTCATCAGTACGTAGAGTATCTCATCAAAGGAGCGGATGCTGTCCACGTGTACGTAACTGCAATTGTATCCTGCTACATTTTCTTTTTTCAAGGCTGGCCCTGCGGTCATGAGGCACCGCATGGAGGGCATGATCTTTAACTGGAGGACAGCTTCCCTTAATTCCTTGATGTCCTCTTCCTTAAACTCATAGTTATAGTTATCCTGTAAGTGTTCCTTGAAGAAGTTGAAGTATCTGTCTACTGTCTCCTCCCAAGTCTCTCGCCTGCCCTTATCGTAGTCCCATCTGGAGTAGCGAGATAGATGAATAAACTGTTGATACTCTGTTGGTAATGTAGTCATGCCCTTTCCCTTTCTATTAACTTGTCTATATAATTCCGTGCTTTAATTAAATCATCTACCCCTCCCTTGTTTGGGTAGCGTGTTACATACTTAACTATATTTCCCTCCAGAAAATCTAAATTGTTTGCGATGATATATTCCAGTGGTTGTATCTTTATACATGATGTGTCGTAGTGACGAGGTGGTTTTCCCTCCTCTAATTTTTTACTCTCTATGGCTTCCAATTTATCCTGATGGTCTCTTTCTCTTTCCCAATTATAGTTAGTCATTTCTTATGCTCCATTAAGATTATCCTTGAACTTGCTACTGCCTTACCTTCAGTCCTTTCCATGTAAATCTTGCCTGCTTCTTCAAGAGAGGTGATAACGTAATCATATTCGCTGTGACCACCGTCAAGTATTCTGGATGCAAGAAGCTGTCTCCTAGCTACAGCACCACCCCTTACGGCTATGTATTCAATTAGCTTTCTCTGTTTGTTCTGGTGTACACTCTCGCCAAGTTCCCTATCAAACAGGTAACGTGTACACTTCTCAGCATATAAAGAAAGAGAGATCCCTCCCATAACAGCGGAATCGCTAATAGTTTGGGTCTCACTATCAAGTAGATACTGGAAAAGGATCGCTGATTTCAACACGTTGGGTGACCACCTCTTGAGAAATGGGTCTAGTATTGACTTAGTACCCTCGTTACTCTCTTGAAACCTTGAGAACATATCATTGTGGAAGTCCTCAAATAGTTTCTGTGCATCAGCGGATAAACTATATTCTAACGGAACGGAGATATTGTCGAGTTGATTATAGATTTCGGACAATAATCTGTACGAATGTAGCTCCTGAATCTTTGTATTCTTCTGTGGTAGCGCATTCGGAATGTTGTCAGTTGTTGGTGGTTTAAAAAGCAGGAACCGTGCCAAGAATCCTGACCCTGCATCATCCTTACCTAGTAGCCCTTGCAGGAACTCCAGTGTGGATACGCCTGAGATGGATACGAATGGATTGCGGAGTATCTTACTGCCACGTGTACGTGTTACGTCCTCAAAATATGCTGGAACATCATACAGTTCTGTGAGGTGTTGCCTGAATCCCCTATTGTGTACCGTCTCAAGTGTTGCTAACCATGCCCCAAACTCAGAGAGTAGCCACACGCCACCGCCTGTCTCATCTATCCTGTCAATGCAGGCTTCCCAACTGGCCTTGTTAGGGAGTACCCTCCGCATAGACCTATACCTTTCCAGTTCATTCAGCGACTCCATTAGTTCATCCTCGCCGTCCTGCATACCGCTACTGCGGAGTGAGTCTATGCGTGACTCTATGTCCCTGACCTCGTAGATTAATTTCTCTTCCCTGTCCCTGAGTCTGGCGGAGCCAGCGTTTAGTGCTGTGGTCTTGAATGATCCGCTCTCTGAGATGGAGAGGCACCAGAGGTTACCATATAGGGGTATGAAGTAGTTAGGGGGTTGTATGGTAAGTCTGGTGCCTGCGTGTGCGCCTAGGCAGGACAGTGAGGTGCCGTAGATGATGGCGGAACTTGCCTCTGTGAGTTCACAGGCTTCACGCACGTGGTCACGCAGTATGGGTGGTATGTGTGTGTCGTCAAACTCTCCCGGTTCTTCATTCTTGAGGAGTGAGGTGCAGAGTTCCTGCATATCCTCTGCCTTTGGGACGACTACATGTGTCTTCTGGTGGTGCCTGAGTTCAACGGAACGCTTAACAAAGAGTTCGCTGACCTTCACACCTAGGCTGTCGCAGATGGTGCGGATGTCACACCCTTGATGACACCGCATGAGTATCTTATCCTCCTCCAGTGTAACACTTAGGGAAGGTCTCTGGTCATCATGCGTAGGGCAGATCGCATTGGCTGTAGTGCCTGACCAAGAGACCCCCCTAAGTTGGGAGATAATCTTCTCGTGAACCTCCTTGATATCTGTTACTGTTTCTGATCTCTCACTCTCTGTGAGAAACTCATCCACGTTTAGGTTATCAAAGTTCCACGACTTGCTAAGGTCTAAGTCCGCTGACTCCATAACAAAGGGAGTCTTGTTGTTCTCTATAAGAGCGAGTATCTCAGTCTTCTGTTTCTCTTTCGGAATGGTACTGAGGGTATCGCTAATATCGCCACCCTTATCAAGGTTAGGTAGGTTGACTATCCAGACTTTAGATACGAACTCCCTGATGTGTGCGCCTGTTTCCTGTGCGAACTTCCTGCCAGCCTCATCGTTGTCTGGTATGATGAAGACCTGTTCAAATCCACTGAAGTATTGCTCAGGGAAGTCAGGTTGTTTCTTGAGTAAGGGAGTCCATGCATTAGATCCTCCAGCAATTGTTGTAGATACCAGATCAATGCTGTGTAAATTGTCCACATCTTTCTCACCTTCGACAAAGATAACTGCACGGTGATCCTTGATGTCAGGCCAGCGATATGGCACTTGCTTAATGCCATCCCAATTCCAGTGTTCCTTACCATTCTGATCCTGTCTTAGCCTGCGAAATTCTTTGTTAGGAAATTTAACTACGGTATATAACAGTCTCCCATTGCCGTCATTGTATTGATACTTTATCTGTTCCATTTAGTGCCCCACATTTGATTTTAATGTACCCCTTTTTACGATGATCCTTTTCACATCGTTTGATTTTAATTTCGTCTACCTGTGAGTCATCCGTGAACCACGGTAGAGCGTCTTCTACTATCTTAATTAAATTGGAAATGTCTCGTCTCCGATTGTCTGGTGGGTGTACCTCTATGTCCAGCCAGACTCTTTCTGTTGCGTATACTAACTTAGTTCCTGCAAAGATGATGCCACACGCCTGCTTAAATGCCTTACCTCTGGCAGAAACGTATACTCTCCTACCCCTTGCCCTGTATAGGGCGTTGACTGAGACAGGCCACGGCAGAATCGCCTCGTGGCAATCAGAATCCATGTGGCTGTCCCCAATGTTCTATCGTTACCCATATCCAGATGATATAGATTAAGTTTTTCCAAAGAAATGCTTCTATCATTTATTACGCTGATGTCTGTAGTTCTTTTGATACATTCTAACTGGCTTAACTACTGGCACTACTTTGCCATCCTTGCCTTTATTTCTTTCGCTGTAATATTCTTTTCCTCTTGTTGACATTTTATTCTCTTACTCTAGCGTTACTTGGGTAAGAGTAAGGGAGCAAGGGTTCAGACACTCCGGAGTGGCAGGCCGTCTTTCCAACTACACTCCCTTACCTTATTAAGATGGGACGGGCAGGAAACAGGAGAGAAACCTGACCGCCGTTTGGTGACAAAGTCTGCCCTAGAAAGGGAGATCATCACCTTTTGGTGCCTCCTTTTCAGGGGGCGTTGCCGATAGTCC